GTTTAATTGTTACTTGGCCTTCTCTATCCCAACCAAGATTAGTTACTCTTTTATCTCCTGTAAATTGCGGTATATTTTGTCCCATCTTTGATGCTGACGACCTAAAAGGTATTTGGTCTCCATTTATTGTTACACCTACTGTTTTATATAATCTAACCAATACTTCATTGTATCTCTTTTTCCTACCTTGTGCAGTACCAGCTTGCGAACCTGCTTCTACTCGCATTGTTTTAATAGTAGAGATATAACCCAACCCCATTTCTATTGTTCTATTAGCAAACGTACTTGGTATTGTTACTGAAATAGCACCGCTTGATACTTTTTGTGTAGGAAAAACTGCATCTCCTATTAAAATTTGCACAGTCTCTCCTTCTAAATGATCTAATGAAGTCAGCGTTGTTGTGCCACCACTAATAGTACCTGCTAAAGCGCTATCCTGATTAAGGGTAGTATCCATATACTCTACATACTGTACTGTACTACCATTAATCAATCTTTGCACTACAACCCATACCTGATTTTCAGTAGCCTCGTTTATACTAGCTACACTTTTTACTGCCGAGGATTTTTCATCTTGTGTAGTTAATCTAACAGTATCAGAAGATTCTACAGTAAGTAAACCTGTGCCATTAGGTGTAGTCTCTGAGATAGTAACTACAGCACTTGCTACTGTTGCGGTAAAATCTGCATGGCCATTTACGGCATTTTTTAAATTAGTTGCTGTAGTGTTGTTATTAGTTTCAGTTTTAAATTCGTTTGTCCCTGCTGTCCCTGTAGTTGATGTAAAAGTAACTGTTGTACCATCAGACTTAGTAAATTTTAAAGTGCTACCTGTTACAATATTCGCATAATCACTTACTGTAGCAGTACAAGCCTGTTGCTTTCCGCCTAATAAATGCCTATGCCAGGCGACTACTTCTTCTTCACGCTGATAAGTCATGCCTAATAAAACACCATCTTCTCTTACCGCCCAATAAACAGAATCAGGCTCTTGGGCATAATCTACATCTACAACACCATCTCCTGTAATATGTTCAGCCAGTAAAGTCATATCAGGCGCTACATAAGCATCATAAGAAAAGTTATAAGCCAATTCTTTTAATCTGGCTTTTTGTCTTTGAAAAAACATAATGGTACTACCTATTAAAATAGGCGGAGTAGTATGTGATCCATAAGTAGTTGTTTGCTTTATTTGGACATTAGTAGGTTTTAATGGCTCACCTGTAGGCCTATTAACTTGAAACTCGCCTCCTGCAGTACCTATCATTAAATCTCTAGGTGCTGGCGCTAACCATCTAATAGAGTTTACTTTATTTGCTGCAATCGTATAAATAAAAGCATCTGAGGCAGAAGCATCTCCTACATCAAATTCCTCGTATAATCCTGATTCACTCGCCCATATTGTTTGCGGATAACTTGTACTTCCTGCAAATACAAGACGTTGTTCATAAAATGAAACACAAGCAGGAAATCCATCCGTATCAGACCATGCCCCCAATGACCAACCTGTTCCACCAGAACCAGTTGCTGCAACCACAATAGTCCAGGTTACAACTGTTGTATTAGTTCTTCCTGTAATTTTTCCCCAACCATCTCCTAATTTGACGAGCCTTCCTACATCTGTAGTTGCCCAACCAGACCCACCATTTATCCCTGTTGTGGCAGAGGCAGTTAAGGTTCTACTTGTTCCTACAGTTGTCGCACTTGTTGTTAGCGTTGTTGCTGTTGTATTAGCATCCAAAAATGGGCCAGTTTGAAAATCTACTTCTGATAATGTCCATGTAGTATGGGCTGTTCTTGTTAATTTAGAAGGTTCATGTAAAGGATGCGTAATATACATAACATCCGCAGATTGGGCAAATTGTAAATCAAATACTTGTGCTTCGGTATAGCTTGTTGATATTTCATATACTTTTTGGGCATTACCGCCAGAACTATAAGTTGTATAAGAACTACTATCAACACCAGATAATTCAAACGTATTCGTTGTTTTATTTGCAACAACATATCTTCTATCATTCACTTCGGTCATACCAGCAACACTAACAAGCCATACATGATCTCCATTAGAGTAGCCATGAGAACTTGCTGTAACAACTGCTGGATTTGCTTTTGTTATCGCACTTACTGTTTTATTTGCTTCTACTATTTGTCCATTATCTTTATAAAACCTTATATATTGATCTCCAAATTCCAATATATAAGATTGAGTTATATTAAATTCAAAAGGAATAAGTCTTGTAGTTTTTGAAGAATCTTTTACCTCACAAACAAAACGAGTACCACTACGCCTATCTGCGCCACCTTGCGTTTGCACAACCATATTCTCCATAGTCTCAACACCATTAGCATATTTTTCAAAATCTATCTGCCCTGCCAATTTAGGTGTAATCTCACCAGCAGTAAAATTGGTTTGAATGGGATGCACTCTAGCCATAGTTACTTCCTAAAATCAGTAAATACGTCTAAAACAAGATCGTCAATAAATCCTTCCTGTCCATCTATACTTCTAGCATCTGAAAGTCTGCGTTCAAAAAGTTTCTGCACTTGCCCCATCAGATTGACACTATTAGTAACAGGATAGGCAAGATCTAAAGCCAGCTTAGTTGCTAATAAATCTGTAAACATAGGATCAAATCTATTAGTATCAGTAATACGCGCTATATATAATATTTTTGCCGTACTCTCGTCAGTTAATAATACCCTTCCTTCAGTAGCAAAGTTTTCTACTTTAAAAATATAATCTTCATATTCCATTGATAGAACCCTTAAACAATAAGGATCTGTAGGCAAAGCATATTGATAGGAATACTGATAAGCAGGACTATCTGATAATTGAGCCAAACTTGCTCTAGTAATAGCAAAATTCCAGGGATGCGACCTTAGAAGATAGTCTCGCGCATCACCATACAAGGAATTACATAACCTCGCCCTTTCTGAATCATCAGTAAGAGAAGTAATGGGATCATCACCTAATAACCTTAATGCTTTAGAGCATATTGAAACTTCAGTAGCCATAAAAGAAATATAACAAAGGGGAAATTATATAGCAATACAATTCCCCCTAAGTTAAAGCTACTTAGTCTACAATATAAGTTATATATCCGACTAAATCATCACCATCAGCCAATGCAGCGATTGCTTTGGCAGCTATCACGACACCATCTTTACTTTCAAAGATATGTGTACCGCCAGTTGCTTTTTCTGCTGCTAAAGCACTTTCAACAGCAAAGTACCCAGCAGTATCTACATCAAGACCATCAACCAGACCATCAGGGTCAGCTGCAGTTGTTGTTCCATCCATAGCAGTAAAAGATTCCCAGCCTATATCCATTGTTTGTGAACTTGCAGTCCAGTTACAATAGAAGCGTGAAAGCCCTCCAATAATCCTAACACGGCCAGCAGGTAGTTCGCCTAGCGCTACTGTTGAACCAGCATCCCCAACACCATCTTGGTCATGAGTAAAGAACATAATGCGTTCTCTACCATGCATTTCGGTTGTGTTGTTAGGAGTAACAGGAGTCGCAGTAGCATTTGTGTACTCAGTAGATTTTTGAGTTGTAACAGCCATTTTAACCTCCTATTATTCGTTGCAAGCAATTTCTACCATTTTTTCTTCTTCAATGCGTGTAGCACCGATAGTCATGGATAGAAATACTTGGGTTGCATAGTTTTTATCAGCACGTTCAGATATTTTTGTAGAAATGTCAGAGCCTATAGCAAGACCTATAGCAGATTTAGCAAATGCTAAAACTTGTCTTGATGGAGTACTATCAGTATTTAGCCTTTCTGACCTAATGAACTTGAAACCCATAAAGGTATCAATATCTCCCTGAACCAAAGTTTTTATAGTATTGAAATCAGAAGATGTTACTTCTGTTTCAGCTAGCAGAGCATCAATTTGTTCTGCTGAGCATACTAAAAATTTTTCTTCATCAGGGTCTACTTCTGCTGCATCTAAAATCTTTTTAGCAGAACGTAGTTTAGCAACACTAAGATCAGCACTACCATGAGCTACTTTTTGGCCTGATGGTAAAGAAACCGAAGTTCCACCAGCAGCACCACTATAAGCAGTTCCTGTAGCAGCATCAATAATTGCAGTATCCATTGCTCGGCCCATTGCATTTGCACCAGCTATAGCGTATTCAGACTGAGGTGAAATTAACATTCTGACCTTATCTTCTTGGTCTATTAAATCCGCCCAATCGTAATCATCGAGAGATACTTTACGTCTTGAATGAGGTGTATCCATTCTAGGAGTATCGCTATGACGACTTGTACGTTTTTCTGCTGCAGTTGAACCAATCCTTTCAAAGAATGCGCTTTTACCTGTAACCATTTCTACACGTACCGCATTTCTTAGTCGAGAACCTTTTTGCTGAGCCAAATGCAAGACATTACTCTTATATTGTTCGACAAAAGCTGTCGTTATTTGAGTAGACATATTATTGTCTCCATTTATGCAATATTAAAAGGATAGTGGACATACCTCCCCATGAGAATACATCATATCCCATAAGTCGGCTTTTTGTCCTAGAAGGGAAAACCTTGTTAGTTACGCCTAACCAAACGAATTATCTGTTATCCAATATAAGGGCAGATAAAGTATTTTCAATATAACACAAAAATTATTTAAGCACCATGCACTTTTTCATGTAATTGTTGCATCCTATTAACTGCTTCTCTATGCTCTGGATGGTCTGCTTTATGATAAGCATGGTCTTTATCTGCAAACACTTTAGCTATTTCATCTTTTGCATCTAATGCAGATGTTGCCAAAGTATTATTCTGTGTATTTTTTGCCATATCTTCTGTTACATCTTCACCCAAACGCGCAAAGAGTCTAATTACTGCAGGATGATTACCGGCATCTGTATCCATCAAACCTCTTAATTCATCATCACCATAAACATCCAAGGCTCTATGTGCTGCCCTTATTTGTTTTTCGTAATCATAGCCCCATTCTCTGCGTAAAGATTCCTCTGTTTCATTTCGGCCTCTTGTCATATTATGTTGGCCTTGTTCAATATCATAATTAATAGCATTAACTTGATAGTCAATCAAAGCTTTTACTTGGTCATTACTAAGCCCAATTTCATGCGCCACAACTCTTAATTGTTTTACATTTTCCTCAGAGAAATATTGTTGGTGAGTATCTGGAACATCAATTTCATACTTTTCTCCTGTTTCAGGCCTACCTAGTTTATTATACAACTCGGCTTTTTCTTCATCAGTTTTAGGAATTGGCACTAAACTTCCCATTCTTTTTTGCTGGTGTACTAATGTTTTTGCTGCTGCCTCAATATCATTGATATTTTGGATAGTAGGGTCATTTTTTAATTCTTCAGATAAACTTGACCTCCAATCTGCGGGATTATCACTTTCACCAGACCCAAGCAATCTTTCTTCTACTACTGGGTTATCTTGTGTTGTGGTCTCTTGCTCTTCAGCCATTTTCTTTGTCCTCTTCTAGTAAGTTTAATATACGAATAATTACCGATCTTTGTCCTTCTCGGTAAGCGGTTTCATAAGGGTCTTTTGAAAAAGAACTCCTATGATAATAAGCCGATTGTAAATCAGCTAATACA